CCATCCATGAACCACGGCCAGGACCCTAGCTTTTCGCTGAAGGCCCTGGCCGGGCTTAGCATGCTTTTCCCGGAGGATCGCAGAAGACGCACCCCGAGCAAGCATTCTGAGAATAAGCTCAGAAGGGCCAGTCATCAGAGTGCCTGCCTGGGTGCGAATCTGCATTGAAACTCCTAGGCTTAGCTGTTTGCGACGATGTCAGTGAACTTGACGAAGTCCTCCGGGTCAGCCACAAGAACGCCAACACGGGCTTCGATTCGGACCAGCACAAGGTTGTCCTGGAAAGCCGAGATGACGTCCGAGCCGCGCTTGATAGTCGCACGGTTGTCATAGTCAACCCGAATGTCACCGATCAGGCCGTAGAAGACCCGGCTCCAGTCTCCTGCCCAACCCACCGTGGTGCCCTGCTGGATCTGACGCAGCAGAGCGGAGGGGCGGCCCAGGAGGCGGCCGTAACGGTCAATCGAGTCCGACTCACCAACGAGGGTGTCGGTGAAGAGGGGCCGACCGTTCAGGTCAACCGCCTCGTTGAAGTCCGGCTCAGTCGAAGCGTCGAAGACCGAACCGGTCCACGAACGCGGAGTGTCGGGGCCGCTGTCCTCAACCAGAAGGCGGAGACCCTCGTTGAGGTCCTTCCAGAGGCCACCCTGCGCGGGCAGCGTGCTGCCCAGCTCGATCGCCTTGGTGGTCTGGTTGATGAAGGTCTGGCCACCGATGCCAGAGCCAGTGATGGCCAGGCGGTCAACCGCGCGGCCAAACCCACCCTGAGCGTTGGCAACAACCTCAGCCAGAAGGTTCATGCTGTTCTGGTCAGTGACCGACTCTTCCGAGACCGGAACGATGACGGCCCACTTGCGAATCGCCATGTTCTTGTTGGTGATGACCGCGTCCGCGACCGGCTTGGAAGCCGCCTCGTTGACCCAGTCACCCTCGATGTCAGTGGTGAAGACCGGAACAGTCGCGCCCGCACCGGTAACGGCAACTCGGGTCGCGTTGCGCAGAACGAAAGAGTCCTTACGCGAGCGGGTCAGAAGCGGAGCCGCCTCAGCCTGCGGGATGACAAAACTACCAGAAGTAAGGGTAGCCATTGGTTATTCTCCTTCGAGTTCAGCGAAGTGACGCGCGATGGCACTCGTCAATGCGGACTTTTCGTCCTGAGGCGGTGCCGCGCCTGTACCGTTTGTGCGATCCCCGAGGGTCGAGTTTCCAAGATCCGGCAGGGATTGCTTGAACGCTTCGGCGTCGGCCTTCAGCGCGTCGGGGGTGTCTCCTCGGAGACGCTCCGCGAAGGTGTGGGGCAGGCCAACATCCAGGGCCGCCTTGATTCGGTTCAGCTCCAGGGCCGTAGTTTCACCGGCCGCGAGAGACTGCGCGTGCTCGTCCTGAAGGGCCGAGTACTTATTGGCGATCTCAGTACCAGCGGCTACCTTGGTGTTCAGCTCGTCCAGCTTGGTGTTAGCCTGGGCTACCAGGGTGTCACGTTCCTGGACCTTCCCGTCCAGTTCGGTAGCGCGCAGACGATTCGTCTGGGCTTCCGTCCGAAGCTCTTTAATGTAGTCCTGAGCTTCCTGCGGGTACTGAGAAATGTCGCGGTCAGTCATTGGGTGTCTACCCTTTCAACGGTTTGGGGGTCCATCTTCTTAAGAGCGGCTACCAGACCCGCCAGGTCCGTCTTTCCGCCGTTGAGACGCACGGCTTGTTTGTACTTGGCCTGCGCCTCCGCTACCTGGCCCGCCCCGTCGTAGTCTGTCTGATCGGGAGCCACTAGACGGACTTCACAGGTATCCCCTGTGTGGAAGTGCGCCTTCAGTGGATCGCTGCGGGTCGGTCCAATGCTGATCAGCACCGTGCAGAACGGGCACGTCGGAGGAATCGGGTCAATCCGAGTCCATCCCATGATTCGCTTGTCCCGAATCGAGTAGTCGATCAGAGACCCGCGTTCAGCGTCCAAGGCCCAGTGTTCGCCGGACAGAACGATTTGGTCCGCGTGTTCCTGAGTAACCAGAACGGTCAGGGAATCGTCCGGCAATAGAGTCTTTTCCAGCGACTGAAGCCAGACATCATCGGTGAACCTAACAAGGACCGGAGCGGCTAGGGGCTTACCCCCGGCCAGGAACGTCTTGTACTGCTCCGTAGCGGAGCGAGCCAGCTTGGTTCGAGCACCGCTCACCAGGGGACGCGTACGCCCCGCTAGAAGCTTGACTAGGGCCTTGGAAGCCGATCTGCCCACGAAGGGTGTCACGGCCTGTCCAAGGCGCCTAGCCAGCGTCTGAGACACAGCGTTACGTACCCTGGAAGCCTCAGCGGGCTTCACTGGCCTGCCGGGGGCTGGTTACCCGGGGGTGCCGGTACGACCGGAGCGGGCTCCGGGGTTTGCGCATCCATGAACTTCTGAAACTCGGCTGACAGCTCGAACTCTCGGATCCTCTGGCGATCAGCCTCGGGAATGCGGAGAATGTTCCAGATCATGTCCCGGTCAACTACGACCTGGCCATTGATAGAACCGATCTGAGTAAGCTTCAGAGCCGCATCAGCAGCAGCGGTAGGCGTCGGAGTAGACGGATCTGCCAGCTTTACGCCGACGTTTCCAGGCTGGACCTTCAGAACAGCAGCGGTAGTCGAGAGAACCTCAACAACCGAGTTGATCCACTGGCCTCCAAGCTCGCTACTCCGGATCTCTAGCCGGGCATCGTTCTCCCGGATCGAGTCACCCGAGGCGCCGTTAGCCTCCGAGGCGATACCCCAGTACGAAAGGGGGATACCTGATGTCTCCGAAGCTTTACGCCCGTACAGCATCGCCGCACTAATGAACGGCTCAAGCTGGGCCTGCGCCCACTGATCAATCTTGATATCTCCGGACAGAGCCAGAACCGTATCCATGTACGTCTGAATCTGGGAAAGGTCCGAGATCGATTCGGGAAGGGTGGCGATCAGCACACGCTGAGGAACAGCCAATGCATCCGCAGCCACAGACAACATGGTCAGGTTGCGGCTGCCCTGGTCCTGAAGCCCGTACAGATCCCGAGCTTCCGCGCGTCCGTAAGGCTCGGAAGCCCTGGCTCGGTTCAGCAGGGGAACCATCATCAGTCCACCGCCCGGAACAGCACCCTCATTCTCAACGGACCAGTAGTCCTCGCCGGGAAGGCGGAACGGCTTGGTGTTGATCGCGAAGGTGGTGAAACGTCCCGGGGTGTAAACCGTAACCCTCTGCGGGTTGGTTACCGGGCCCTTGAACGAGTGGTACGGCGGCCGATGAATCCGCATCACCGCTGTGATCTCGGCCGTATCCGGATCTTCCAGGAAGGCGCCATCCCTACCACGAATGGCTTGGAAGTTCACCTTCTTAGCCCCCAGATCGACGACACGGAGGTAGCCGATGCCGGTAGCCAGTGACTCCACCACCGCCTGATTGAAGGCGGCACAGAACGGCTGAAGTACCGTCCCTGCCTCTTCCTCAGCGTCGGGCCATACGATGGCCTCAACCTTGACCCGGTCCGCGAACGCGTTAGTGGCGATGCGGACCGCAGGCCAGGCCGTGCGGAACTTGGCAAGGGCAGGAGGAACTCGCGAGCCGATGTTCACAGAGCTGGGTTCCGCGCGGTAATACTTGTCCGCCCGCTCCAAGTACCGAGACTGGTCCCGATACACCAACATCAGTTCATCCAGGGCCTTACGAGGGTCCTGAGTAGCCATTAACCCTCCTAGGGCTGAAGTTTGATCACACGCGCGGGCTTCGGTTGAGGCTTGAAGTCCTTCGCGAGTGCGGTAGCGGCGGCGTACGCCATCATGGAAGCGGCTACCACGTCGACACGTTTAGTACTCGACTTGGTGATCTTGCCGTATGAGTAGCCGTACTTGTTCAGACGACGCTTAGCGTTGCCCCAGTGCATTCGGGCCCGGAGAGACGGGAAGAAATGGATCTTCTTCCCTTCGATCTCGTTCACCAGGGCCTCGCACAAGTACGTGAGGTCTCGGAGATTAGACCGGTTGTCCCGGATTAGCTGCCCAGCCGTAGACACCTTGGCTTGCATCCTCTGCCCATAGTCCTTTTCCCACGCGTAAACCCAGGACTCGAACGGGTGAACGTCACACGCGGCGGCTACCACATTCAGGTTTTCCATCCTTGCCCGGAATGCCTCGTCCACTTCTTCCTCGTCGATACGCCACGGAGGAGACTTCGGGTCTTTCTTCTCCGGGGGCTCCCAATAGTTGAGCACGTGGAAAGAACGATCACTGAGGCGGAACGCAACAATGGCCGTGCCGTCCCCTGAGATAGCGCCGTCGAACCCGAGTGTAATCGGATCCGAGGGAAGCAGGGCAGGCACTTCTTGAGTGAGCGTGTCGTACAGCTGAGCCGAGATCAGCGAATCATCGGCAGAGAGGATCTGGTTTAGATGCTCTCTCCGGAACACGGAAACTGTGATGCCCGTGTCAAGCGCGGTCGTGACCAGCCGATCAATATCAAGATCGGAGTCACCAGCGGCCTGGATGATGGCTTCCCTGAGCTGGTCCATATCAGTCAGGAGCAGAGAAGGATCCGCTTCCAACGAGTCATAGAGAATGTTGGAATGGCCGAACCGTTCCATCTGTTCGGTGTAAGCGTTGTACGTCCGCTCAGCGTGTGAGTCTTCATCGGGCTCGAACGCGTTGCACAACTCGAACAAACGGGCAGATGCGGTCGGATCCTTGGCCAGGTTAGAACGAATCCGAACCATGGTCTTGTGGCCCTGGTTAGACTCGACCCATTCCGAAACCTCGTCCGCGATGACCATAGTCGGTCGCGGGCCACGCATAGCGCGAGGGTTATTAGGTTTGACTTCGATTCTACCGAGCGGACCACCAGCACGCTTGACCACGGCTTCTACACCGATTTCAAGGCCGTACTTTTCCACCGCCTCCGAGGACCAAGACGCCTGGACAATGTCCATGACAGCCTTGGTCTGGTCCAGGGAGGTAGCGATGATGTGGATGCGCGGAGACTGGGCAGGAACACCCAGGAGATAGCCGTCCGAGTCGTAGTCCCAGCCACCGAAGCGGACGGGGCCGCACAGCTCAGCGCAAGCGATGACAGCCGCCAAAGGAGACTTTCCGGTTCCTCGGGCACGTCGCATAGCAGCGCGGTCAAACATCCACCGGCCATCATCGTTCACAGCATAGTAGCGGAGCAGAAACGCCAAGGTCTCGTCGTTCAGCTCCAGCTCTTCACCGGTGAGCCCGTGGACAAGCCATTCCTTCATCCAGAAGTAGACGTCCCAGCCTAGCGTCTTCGCATCATCGGGCCTAGGCGGTCTAATCCGGATAGGCCCCGGCATCAGAGATCACCGGAGGCGCGCCGCGCGCGGGCCCTTTCCATCGAACGAACCTTGTCCGTGTCGACCGGGGCTGCCTTCTGGATCGCGATATCCATCGTACGGCGCGCACCCTCGGTGAATCCCAAGTCATTCATGTACATGCGGAGTTGCATCGCCCGGCCCGCAGTCATACCGTCCCGGAGGGTCCGGTGGATGAGTTCACAAGTCACCCAAGCCTGGACATAGTCGGTTTGCTCGTAGAAACGCTTCAACGGGGAAGCGCAGAACGATTCCCACCCGGCCAAGGCTACGTGATGCCACTCCGGGGAGGGCTGAAGGATGTCCCCCAGGTTAGCGGTGATAGCGCCGATCTCCTCAGGGGTCAGCCCCGGGACCTCATCCATTTTCGCTTGCTCAGCGATGGTACGGTGCCCAAGGCGATCTTCAGGGCGTTTCTTAGCGGTGG